AGCTGCTAAGCCTACTAACTTTTCGATTTCTAACTCTGCGTGTGCTTGGGCACTTGCGGCGATATCATAAGGGTGACAACCTTTAAAATCGTTTAAACTAAAGCCTTTGTGCCAATTTGCCCACTCATTAAAGCAATACTGCATATCAACACATACTTCTCCATATGCCGCCATTCCCATAGTTATATATTCATCTTCGTTTGGCTTCAAACCAATACGCTTGGTGATTGCTGAGTAGAACAGGCCAATGCTATATGGATAATTTTTTTCATAAACTTTTTTGAAAATTTTACCATTTACTTGCCAAATACTGCAAGTATTCCATTCTCCAATCGCATCAATCACGAGGATTACCGTGTCTTCGGTAAAAGGTGAACTATAATACGCTCCTGCTGCGTGGCTTTCGTGATGATTTGAGTGATAATCACAATCTTCGAAAATTTTTGTTGAAACAGGGACTTGTGAATGTGCTATACGTCTTTCGTTCTTTAGCGGTACATTTTCGTAAAAAACGGATATATCGGCGTCAACATTTCTGAGAGATACTGGGTTTGTTCTATCATTCTTTTTTCTTGTTGTTCTCTCTGCGTGTTTAGCCCATACGACTCCTTCATCATCAACTAATGCTACTGATGCGTCGTGAAAACCTTCTGATATTCCTTTAACTAACACTCCAACCCTTTCTCCAATATGTTAAATTATATTTTGTTCCTTTTCTTATTTGACACCCTCTATGTACTTGCGCAGAGGGAAATATTATTGCTGTTCCTGTTTTAGCAGGGAATTTGTTTATTCCTTGTAATTCAAACTCACCGCCTTCAAAGTCTTCATTCAAAAAGATACTGACTGATATTCTAGCACTCGGCCTCCTTTTGAATAAATCTTCAACTGACTCGTCGTTGTCTTTATGCCAATCAAGAACATAACCTTCGTGATATTGGTTCAAAAAGCAACTAGATTGTTCTTCTAAATTGAACTTATATGTTACTTCATTAAATTTCTCGATTGCGTCATTAAGTCTAATCCAAGACCCGCTTACTCCATAGTAGGTATCTTTATAATGTTTATTAAATGTACCTATATTTCTCTTTTGTCTACCAGTAGGCCAACCATTGTAAAGACCCGCTTGGACGTCAGTAAGATTCCAATTATCTACTGAATCAATACATCTTTCACACCATTCTTTCCCCCAAAAATTAGGTAAAACTGCAAACCAAGTAAAACCTACTTTAATTATATCCATTTTAGTAGAAAGTTGGGGTTCTTCTAGCGTAAACGCTGGACCCGGTGGGGTTTTAGAGGTGGTCATCTTGCTCCAAAGTATATAATACTGTAAGTTCTTCTCCTGGGCTAATGTTTCTCAAAGTCATTAAGGTATACATTCCTGGGTCGCACGGAACTAATACACAATTAGGTGTATCACTATGATTTAAGAACCCGCCAAGTGGAGTTCTAATATATTCGTGTGTTTCTTCCATAAATTCCCAATCTACAAAATGATGCGTGACCCCTAAAATATAGTGGTGGTATAGTGGCTCTAATGCAAATATTCCTAGTCCTGCAATATTGCTTTTCTTAACAGTTACCTCATCAGGCATTGGTTTGTAATTAAATTTTACCATTTCTTTGGAAAATCCTTCAATATATCACTAGTCGGTTTAAAACATTCTGTATGTCCACCAAACTTGTGTTCTGGTTCTAATCTATCGTGTTGGTACTTTGCATGGAGTTTTTGTTCCATACAAAAGACCTCATAAAGAGTTGAAGACCAAGTACGCTGTATTCTTAGATCGTATCCTTGAAATCCTCTACTTCTCTTTATAACATGACGCCAATCTTTTCCAGCTGCAATGCCAACTTTTATTACTTCTCTTTGGTAAGTTTCTTTATTTACTAATACAACGCCGTATAGAACACCCTCTCTATCTTTTTCTTGGGGGTGGTTGGCGAAATAAGTTTCGTTATACTTACCGACGGAGGCCAATGGATTAAACTCCTGCAATAACACGCAATAATCCTATGCCTAGGATTAGTGACGCAGCGGTGTTTAATAAAACTAATGCTCTATCCTTCCATAATATTCCTACATATAACCAGCCTACACAACCTATAAAAGATAGTGTTAAGTCATATGTGGGTAGAATTTGTGCACCTCTTAACATCATTGCGCTTAGTAAGGTAAAAGATGACGCCCACTTTATATACCAAGATAAATCTTGTTTAGGTGTGGCAGATTTATACCACCGATTAGAGCCTTGTAACTCCTTCTTAGTGGGTATTTCTTTGTTCATCTGGTAACCTCTCAAATTCTGCTAATAAAACTTCGAATGTTTCTTCATCATTTTCCATTTCTGTTCTGAAGTCTTCAAACTCCATTGCTTTTTGTCCTTCAGGAATGTGCATAAGATAAACTCTGTATGCATTGCTTAACTGTGATTCTAAATATAGTAGCATTATACTCTCCTTACTACTTTAGGGATAATTTCCCCACTTCTAATAACTTCTACTTTACAACCAATTTCTAGTCCTAATTCTTCTATAAAACCATAGTTGTGTAAAGTAGCTCGTTGTACAACTGCTTCTCCAATAGTGATTGGAGCTAAGATAGCAACTGGAGCTATAATACCTGATTTACCTACTTGCCATTCAACATCTAGTAATTCAGTTACTACGCCTGCTTCTCTTGTTTTGTAAGCATATGCTCCTCTTGGGTGATGCGAAGTATGTCCTAGTTTATCAAATGCAGTATATCTATCTACTCTAAATACTACTCCGTCTTGCGGAAATATATCCCAATTTCCTAGAGATACTACATTAAACCAATTATCTAAGAACTTCATATCTTCTAACCAACGCTGTCCAATATAAGGTTGTACTCCATAAGTTACGAAAGTTAATTCCCTTTGTTTAAACTCTTTTACATCTTTTAAATTTAACGCACCAGCTGCATAGTTTCTAGCATTAGGTATCGTTTTTGGAGCGCAGACTTCACCTGTAATTTGAAAACAACCACTAAATACATATTTATCTAGTACTTGTGGCACTATATGTTTTACTTTATCAGTAATATCAAGGCCTGCTTTACCATCTCCTCTAGTAAGTGCTTGATGTAAGATGCCGTCCATATATGTAAGCGATACCGCTGCACCATCTAATTTAGGTGTAGTTACAACTGCATCTGTGCCATAATCGGGGGCTTTGTCTTCGTTTGCAAAGACTTTTTGAAGGGAATACATAGGGAAGGGGTGCTTGAAACGACTGTCCGTAGCTGAACCCACTTCATCTGTATTTATATTTTCAACAAGCCTATCATACACTTCATCTGGTATGAGAGGGCGACCATTAAAATATGACTCGCGACATTTCGTTAAATATGCTCTTATATCTTTATTCATACATATATTATACTAAAAAAATAAGGCGATGTCAAGAACTATTTTTTATCTGCTTATCCTGTTCTCATAATCTGCGTTTTGTTCGTCCCACCAGTGTGGCTTATCTCTGTATTTCCAGTCGGCAAAGACAGCTTTATCTTTGTGGTAGAACTCTCGGTAGGCTTCGACTGCACACTCTCGCTTGCAATCATCAGGCATTGCTTGGGCAAATGGTGTAAGTCCAATATCGGGGAGTTGAATTTCGGGTAAAGATAAGACCATCTCGACAGATTTATGCACCTTGCCATATCGATAGGTGTATTCATCTCCCAACGCAAGGGCATAACAGTAGAGCCAGTCATAGTTTGACTGTGAACTCCTAGCCCAGATGGTACAAGGGTGATTGTACATAGTAGGAAGGTAAGGGAAATCCCTCGGGTCATTCTTTTTTTGAATGGAAACTGATGCCCATTCTTCTGATGTGAGTTTTCTGTGTGGTATGTATCCTGCATATTTTTGTGTCCAATGTACTGTGCACAGCATCTGTCCTGCCTCGAGTGGCATCTTGACGATATGTTTATCGACATGATACTCGGCACACTTATCTAAATCTTCGTCAAGTATAAAAATATTCATAAGTATATTATACTAAAAATTTGAGGCTATGTCAAGTAATTTTTGAGGTATGCTGCATATTCTTTATGTGCTTGTACATCTCTGTGGTAGAACCCGTTTTCTCCTCCAAACTCATAAAATGGTTTAGGAACTGATTTTTCCATAACTTCAGCATGAGTGTCCATAAATAATTGAGTATATACTGCATTTTTAGGAAAAGTAATATTATGTATGTGTTCTACACTATCATCAAATATATCAAAGTGACTAATAAACTTATAATCTATACTTCTGTTTTCTAGGAAATCCATAATAGCTCTAGCACTTAAAGACCACTCAGCTGCATACTGCGCATCTGTCATCATTTGATGGTGTCCATCTAAATCTTCAAATCTATAATCAAAATTTCCTAATTCATCTAATTTGTAAGTTCTAGTAGGTCTCGATATACCAATTGCTACTAAGTCACCAGAATTTAAAAACCCCTTATGCCAATCATCTATCATGCGTAAGTTCATATAATCAAACATCATAGCGGGCCAGGCAGTTAATTTTGAATCTGGAAATCCTACCATAGTATAACTATCAGGTTGGCGTTGTTGAACGTAATTATATACGGACATCTTTGTTGCCCTTCCCATTTTCTGATTCCATAGAAGTATGGCTTTATGCAAACCATATTTTTCTATCCATTGTTTTTTCTCTTTGTAAGTATTGCGACCGAGAACACGGTCATGGTCAACTTCATATCCTAGCATATGACTATCGCCAAAGAAATGAATTTGTCTTCCTTTTTGGCGTTTAAATCTATTGATAAATTTCATCTAGTATCTCTTTAAAATGGTTTTCTAATATTCCTTTTACTTCAGAAATAGATAGTATCTCAACTAGTCCTTCGAATAAAGCTTTACTGTTATCAAAATCTAACGGCATACTTACTCCTTCCTTTGAAGGCTTCCATTGTTCGTCAAAGTCCTGATAGTATTTTCTAATCGAGAGATATTCTACATCTCTGAATGTATTGATTGATAGATAGATTTTTTCGTGTCTATCTTCGTTATAATGTATTAACTTCTCATAGAGAGCTGGGGCTTCATGTAACTCTATCATTTTTTAGTATCGCTGATAAAGGAACTATGGAAGTCACATTGGCAGGCGTAAGTAGCCTGTAGGAATCGGTATCCCAGCAAAACAATAATACTTGACTAGCATTAGGTTTTGCCCTATTTCTCTTTGATTGTATATATTTATTGTCAAAGTCAAGCGTACAGACGTTGTACTTTAGTCTACGACTGTTCTGACTTCGATAAGTTATTATCGCATCGCCAGCTCTGTTGACTTGCTTAATAAATTCATCTTTCTTCATGAGTTCCTTTTAGGTTAAAATTGTATTCTACCAAGAACCCAATGGTTAAACTTCTGAGGTCATTACTAAAGGCGTAAAAATACGCTAGGCACTTACGCACCTAGCGGATTTAGGGGTAGTTAACCGTTTAGTTCGTTAATAATACCTGCAAAGTAATTAGCTGCTTTACCTGTTAACTTACTGATAATCGCATCATCTGCTTCCTTACCAGCGTCAGATATCGCATCTCTAACTGCTTGTTGAGCGTCAGCAACAGATACTCTGCCGCCTCCACCGCCGCCTCCACTTGAAGTGGATTTGGTTGCAGGAGTTTTCTTAACATAGACACCAGCTCTTGTCAAAATCATTCTGACACCATTTGGGCTCTCACCTAATTCGGCAGCAATTTCTTTGACAACTTCCATACTATTTTCTGGAGTTGGTTCTTCTGCAGTATACATCTCTACTGCTTGAGCCTTTGCTTCATCTGTCCAAGCCACTTTTCTTCTCCTTTGTTTTTTAAGATGTTCTGGCATGCCAGGGCACCACCCTGTTGCGTCCCTCATCTGTTGATAAAATCTATCGCTCATGCCTCTCTCTTTTTTAATTTATAACTATATTATATAGAGAAACAAACGCGATGTCAAGAACTATTTTTTAAAACCTGTACCCGTAGGTATCAAGATCTGGCTTTACTAGTGGTGCTACTATCTTTAGTAGGGTTCGCCCATACCACCTTCTATAGTCCTCTGAATATTTTTTCTTAAGCATTTCCATGCTATTTTTGTCAGGGGTAATTCCTAACACATTACAATCGTCTTCCCATGATTCTAGACATATTACATAGTCATAGTCTTTATATAACTCGCATTGTGGCTTTAATTGGTACTTTTGTACCCAATCTAAAATTCCTATCCAATTCCAGCTTCCTCTATATAAAGAAATAATCCTTTCATATGGATTCCGAACTACTGCTATTTTTGCATCATTTATATCTATGCAAAAAGTCTGATTCACGACTTAACTCCTGTGCTAACATTTTAGCGTCTGCTACCTTATGTCTATACATAGGGTCGCTTTCATTTATATTATTTAGTTTGTCTAATAAAACAACTAACTTTTTTGTACATTCTGCAATGCTGTGTTTACTCATTTAAATGTGTCTAATTCAGCAAGTTTATCTCTTGCCTCGACCATCAATGCTAATTGTTGGTCTATTGCCAAAATGATATCAGGGTGTTCGCCAATTCCTACGGAATTTCGCATATATATTTCTATATTTGCATGACACTCTGCTATCACGCCTTCATATTTTTTCTTCAGAGCTTCTTTTATTAGTGTTCTCATTCGCTATTTATGTGTATTATGCTATTAACATATATTTTTATAAACCTATCTCTATAGTAATCTGAAAATACAGTAAATAACATAATTGGGGTTGTTATAAAACTCAACACAGCAAAAATTAGCCATGTAGCTGGCCAATATCTATATGATATGTGGTTCCTATCCATTTTCCCTAATATTAACATACTAGGTATAAATACTCTCCATTGGCAAATTAACCATGTGGATAACCATGCCGCGAGTAATAAATTATATGTTGACTCCATATTGCTCCAAGTGCTTAAGACTTCCTATATCGTAAGCCAACGCAAAGGAGTGATATCCAACTTTATTGCCGTCCATCCAAGGAAATAGTGAGTTACTAAGGTCACATGGGGTTAGGACATATAAAGAATATCCTTTTGCACCATACTTTTCTTCGTAATTTACTACAGGTTTCATATAACCTGGCATTGAGTTCATATACTCAACAGTTTGTTCTCTTTTAATTAAGGCCATAGCATTGTCTTTTACAGACCATACTTTCTCACCTTCCTGAAAACTATCAGAAACACACTCTTCTGGTAGCATTTGAAATTTGTGTCTATAACATTTAGAGTGTTCTTCCTTAGAAAGTTTCTGTGGAATTCCTGTTCTCTCTATTATTGCTTTTACAAATGCGTTAGAACGATATGTCCTAGTAGCTATCTCTGAGACATTATCTCCATCAAGATAGTACTCTATAACTGTTTTTATTTCGTCTCGGGTTGCCCCTTTACCTTTGTTTTGGTTTTTACGTTTTTCTTTGTACTCCCAAACCTCAGTATGTTCATCTATTATTCTCTGAAGTCTGGTCGTGTTATACCTTATATTCAGAATCTCGCAAGCCTCTTTCTTTGTTATAGGCTCGTCTGTACCAAGTAAGTTTATTACTTTTTGTACATTTGCACCATCTAGTTTCTCATGGGCTTTGGCTTTTACCCCTCTACTTACTGCCATAATCTTCTCCGTCTAAAAGGAGTGTATGGTCTTTGCCATACAACATAATGGCGTAGTGAATAATCTTTAATAAATCCGCAGGGTTCTTGCCTTCTTTCTTTCCATATCTTTGGGCGTATTTCATTATATTCCCAATACAAAAACCTTCTCCATGTTCACTATCGAAAATGAACTCAGTTGCCTGAATCTTTCCACTAGCGTAATGTTTACTATATGTTTCATCTATGTATCGCTTGACAACGTCAAGTGCTACATCTTCATTAAATTTATACTCGCTCACTAAACCAAAATCCTATCTGTGTTAATCTTCCTGTTTCCTTTGTTGTTCCAAATCCCGCATCTTCTGGAGCATGGAGCATATGGGCGTCATACATAACACATCTGTTATAACGATTTCCTACAACTGCGTGAACTTTCCATTCAGGATTAAAGGCTACAGGGTTGTCCCAATAGCAATTTCTAATAGGCGGATAATACTTGTCTTTTTCACCCTCTTTGTATTCATTATCATAGATACTTCCTTTTGGATTCTCTAGTAATAAAGTACCTGTCTTTGGTGGTGGATTTGGTGTTAAATATATAACACACGCCCACATTCGTATATTCTTTAGATGTTTGCGCTGAATAGCATTATCAGAATGTACCCAGCTAAATCTATTTTCTCTATCATCAAAGCCTAAGTTAAATGCACAATTACTTGTCATTTTCTCCCAATACCATGGGCGAGTCCCTACAATACTAGCCCAACGATTCTTTAGGTATTGTCTATTTTTTAATACCCATCTATCATTGGAGTTGTCGGTTAGATGTCGATGGCCTGGGTGTAATACCTTACCATCAATTTTTGACTCACCTCTTTTATACTCAAACGAGAGCGCCTTCTCTCTGACTTCGTCAGGATTAGGATAGAAGTCGTCAATTATATAAATCACGACTATTTCTTAGATAGTTCGTCTAATACATCAATCCCACCTTCTATTTTGGCGAGATACTCCTTTTGTCGTTGAAGTTGTCCTTCAAGCACAGATATCTGTTTTTCAATTTCTATCTGCTGCTGCATAAGATTATTCCTCAACACTTCACTTTTGTGCATTGTGTCCATTGTATCGTCCAGTACGCCGATAATATTCTCCATACTAGTCTGCATTGTCATCTCCATGTTTTCTAAATGCTCTACCTAGTAAAGTTTCTTTACCGCCTTTTCTAATCATCTTTAAATTTCTACGCAAATGCATATCGTCACGCGCTTTCTCTAACCATTTTTGTTTTTGGTCGTCGTCCCAATCTGCTGGCATGGTCACTTTCATACCATCAATTTCGTATGCTCGTATACCACTTGCTTCTACCATGTTTTCTCTTATGACCTCATCTGCCATAATCTTCTCCATAAAAAGAGGAGCTACCTACAATCCCTCATGGGGCAGGTACGTTGTACCGAGTCGTTAACCTATTTTCTATTTTGCTGTGTTAATTACTTCTATAGCGTTCACACGCTTTTACATATATTAGGTTGCTCTTTCCTCAGTCTTCCGTTCACTTGTCCTGTAGGTAGCTCCAAACTGCTTAAAGTATAATTTATTTCATTTATACTTAAATTTTTCTATTATGTATATTATACATAAAATTTGAAGTCGTGTCAAGAACTATTTTTAAGTTCGTTTAATAACTACTTACTGTTTATCTTATCTTTCGCTGTTCCAGCGTATAAGCCAAACCATGCAGCACCTGCACCTACAATCACAGAGATTAGTCCTGATTGCTCTAGTGATGGGTCTGGCAATGCCATAAACCACATTGTTGCATAGTAAAGTAAGAATATATAAACTGATAAAAACATTCTTGGGAATATACGCCAAGAGTCTATCATGTTAGATAACCAAATCCACTTTTGATATGGATTATCTGGTTCCTTTTCGTTTTCCAACTCCATGATAGTCTGCTTAAGTTCGCCTATTTCCTTGACCATTTCCATAAACTTATTAAGGTCTATCTCAACTTCGTTTCGTGACATATCGCCACTAAATCGCTCGTCAGCCATTTATATCTCCAATCCAGTCCAACCATTCTTCTCTCCAAGTCTGCCCTTGTTTTTCAGGAGCATGGAAATGAAAAGAAATTGATATTCTTGGGCCTAGGGTATCTACCCTATGATAGAGCTTGCTAGGAAGATATAATAAATCTCCTTCACTCAAGTCTATCTGTTTATTTACTGTTGCCTTTTGAGGAATACATTCATGTTCGTACTCATTCATGATATACCAACGAACTTTGCCTCTTACATGGAACAGGAAATTTTCTGTGGTATCGGCATGGGTTGGAAAACATCTTGCGTCTTTCTTACTAGACATATAGATATTTGCCTGGCCTCTACCATAGAACTCCTCGAAGTGTTGACATTGTTCCCATAATCTTCTATTCAGGAACTCACTCAATGAGAGAACAAATGTACTGCCCTCTTTCCACTTCTTAAATATATCTTCTTTTTGTAATTTGTATTGTGCTTTTCTATGACAATACTTCTTACCTGTTTTGTAATCTATTATTTGACATTGTGGGAATCTATCCCAACCATTTAATCCATAAGAATTTAAATAAGCGTCTGCTTCTCTCCAGCTAAAATAGTCTTTAAATATATTATCTTTTGATTTTACTACTAAAAACTTCTTCTGTCTGTATTCGTCATTAAACTGCTCTAATGACATAGGTAATAATTCTTCTAACCTCATTTAACTCCCCATGCTGACAAGACCAATCTCTTGCCTTCATAAACTCCTTCTACATAATGCAAATCTTCGGGCGAAAATAACGCACAGTCACCCTTTTCTAATCTTGCAGGGTCGCCCTCAATGTATAACTCTCCACCCTCAAACGAATTATTCAAGAGTATTGACATACTGTGTGTTCTAATTTTAGAACGAAGTTGGTCACGATGTGGACTAAAATACGTTCCTGGCTTATAAATTTGTATTGCACATGATATTCTCGAAGGAAATACTAAATTTAATAATTTTACTTCTACAGTTTTAGGGATAACGAAGTCAGTACATTCTTGTCGTGCTTCTACTTCATCAATTTTACCAATACTACTAATGAGCTGTTCTAGTTCCCAATCTTCTAAAAACTTCTTTATTTTTCTAAACTTCATAGGAGCTTTTACTCCACTTGGTATTTTTTAACTCTGGCTTTTCTAGAAACCATACTACTAAACTATCTCTTTGTCCTCTCATTACAGGAAGAACTTGGTGTTCTAAGTCTGGTTGAAATACTAAAACTTCTCTTTTCTCTAATGGGATTACTGATTTTTGTCCTAATGCTCGGACTTGAAACTCTCCACCATCAAATTCACTACTGTCATTAAGTAAGCAAGACATTGATAATTTTCTATATCCTCGCCCACTTCCATCAGTATGCCACTTATAAAAGTTCCCTACATGATATCTAGCAATTTGCAGTATCTCTGGGGTAAGATTATAACCTTGTTCGTTTATAAACTCTTCCATGAGTTGTATACCTCTCGGTTGAGGTTGTCCCTGTCTTTTAGCTCTCTGTATATATCTACATTCAGTCTTTCTAAACTCATGATCTAGCCCCTTTCCTGTAAAACCCTCTGTTCCTATATGAGTATTAAAAGTATTATTACAGATATCAAATAGTTCTTGTGGTAATGGTACTGTAAGTTTCTCAAACATCATATGTCTGCAACTTTATAAGCAATCTCCCATAATCTTTGGGATATATCTTCTCTTGCATAAGGAGCTTTCCCATGAGGAGAATACTTGGGGTGCCAAGGTTGACTACTTAATGATGTAAAATGTAATTGCCAAATATCATCTATATCATAGTGTTTTTGCTTTCCTCTATGTTCACAAGGGTCGTCTGTTACGCACCCATCAAAACTGTTCCATCTAGCATCTAATCTTTTTATCATAGTTGCTTTCTCTTGGTAAGGACTTTGAATTACTTGTTGGAATATATTTTTATACCCCCAAGTACATTCTGCTATATCTTCTATTGGGTCAAGGTATTCTTGTGCTTTTTCACAATCCATCAAAATTACACTATCACTATACCAGCCTCTTTCGTACTCAGTTCCGTCGAACTCTTTTGGGTTTTTGTTTAAAGTGTCCCAAACCATTCCAAAAGCTGCGCCCTCTAGGTCTATTTCCCAAAGATGTGCTATATCTCTAAAGTTCATTTGGTCGCAGTCTATATAAATGGCTCTTCCTTCAAAGTTGCACATTTCAGGAATAGCGTATCGGAAACAAGTAAAAGGTGTTCCCCACCCAGTTATATTCCAATCAGGAAACATACTAGGTCGCAGCCAAGTAATCTCTAGTTTTCTATTCGTATTACTATGTAATGTGTATGCTAGTATTCTTTCTATCCATTTATCTTCTGTTTCTGAAGTTCCTACAAATATTTTTATAGGCTCTTTATCCCACTCTTTTAACGCTGTATGTTTATGTATTTTCATACTATTGGTTCCGCCCTTCTAGTGTACGCCGCATCTATTTTGTAATACCAAAATAGGCTTCCATCTTTTGGATAAAGTTGTAGTATTCTTCCGCCTGGATATATAGGTTTTTCTTGTTCATTAACATAAAATCCAAAGCTCTCTGTATCTCCCCACTTAAATAAGTTTGGAGAATGTAAATACATTTGTCTATAACTGTTTTTTCTACTTTTTTCGTTTCTAATAGCCGCGTACATTTTATTAGACTTTAATGTTATAAGTCCTGAATCTGTAGGGAGTGGGTGAACTACTGTATATGGGGTGCATTTAACCAACATAAGATTACTAATTAGAGCTTCAGGTTTGTTTATTTGTAGTCTAATTTCTTTAAATAATACTTGTTGATAGTGTTTCCATGCTGGAATACTGTTGTTATAGGTGGATTGATTAGATATGTTGTAGAACATATATGTGTCGGCGTGAATAAATCTCCAGTCATTAGCTGGATTCATGTATTTTAATGCAATATCTGCAAGTTCATTAAATGGTTTGTAATTCATTCATTAGTAAGTGGTTATAAGTTTTATTGCACCATCAATATCTTCTTGATAGCGTTCTGGTAGGCTCATGTCAATTACTGTTCTAGGACTAGCACCTGTGTTTGTATCAGCAAACCAAGCACTTCCGTCAGCTGGGTGAACTCCTTCAATACAAGTCCAACAACCTGCGCCATGAACCCTACGCTGGTCTTTAATGGTTACTTGCTTTTTGCCATTCACCATAATAGAATAACCACTTCCTTCATTATGAATAAATCTAATAAATCTTCTTGGTTTATTCTTACAATTATGCCAGCCTGTATGTCCCCAACGAGGAGGCATAACTGTTACTGTATCGAAATACCACTGGCCATTTCTTTGGTATAGTTCTTCGTCCATACCTGCTTTAAATAACTGAAGAAACCAATGCTTCTCCGTTCTTAATCTTCTTACTTGCTGGCCAGGTAGTAATTTAGCAACTTGACCACTATAATCTTGGTAGTTGTGCGACTTAGGATATCCTACAAAATCCGCATCTGCCATGTGTTCTTTTAACTTTTTAAAAGTTAAGTCAGCTTTTGGCATTGCCCTAAATGAGTGGGGCATACGCCTTAGTTCCTCTGCAAATTTATCTAATCTGGAGAGTATTTTAACATTCTTAATCGGTATTTGTTTTATCATTGGTCGTAACTTCTCTGTAGTAAACTACTACATCTTTGAGTTCTGTAATGTATCTTTTTAATTCTTGCATATTATATGCCATTAACTCATAATCTGGTATGGATAATGCTAAAAATACTAACTCTCCCTCTTGGGCTTCTATAATGGCTAGCTGTTCTTCCCAGTTATCTGGGGTTACTGTCAGCCATTTCACGTCTTTTAAAGATATTTCACGCGGCATAATGGGTTGAACAATAGTTCTCTCCATTGGTTTGGCTGTCACTTCTATTTGTTTAGTTGGAATTAGGCTGCAGCTGGAGCCCATCATCAAGATTGTCAACAGTATCGCTGAGCTTCTCAATGTCTTCCATGATGTGTTTTGTACCATTATTTATTTTCCTCTGCATTTCTACTGGGTCTGCCAGTATCTTTGCTGTTAACTCATAGTTTTGTATAAACTGAGTATAACGATTTAATTCTCTTTGAGCAGCTTGACTTTTCATTGTCATTGCATTTAACTGCTCGGTTTGTAGGGTGAAGTCTTGCTTCATTGTTTCCATTGCTTCTTCTTGAACTGCAATTGCGCCCTCTAAAGCTAGGTTATTGGCTTTTAAAGTAATATTCTCTTGGTAAAGAAAATATCCACCTAATCCTAGCACTAAAATAAGTCCTATTAAAAATTGATTCATAATTCTTCTATCCTATAGTTAAGTCCTTCTGCTCCTCGAATTTCTACTAATTCGCCATCGTCAGTTACAAACTTCAGGAATTTTTCCTGTTTTTTGTGAAACTTAGCTACTATATAATCTTTGTCGTCCGCATCTCCGAATATCGCATTATAACTAACAGTCAACTTATATCTCGGAAATAGTTTATAATATATCCATTCGTAAAGCCATACTATCGCTTTCCATATGGGCATATATACTTTAGCCAAGTAGTAATTAAGTTGCTGAAAGAAGGCTTTCATGCGGCAAACAAATCTGCCTCTGCTTGTCTGCGTCTTGTTAGACCTTCAAGCACTTTGCCCCCTGCTTTATTCCATCTAAGCATTTGGGCTGGAACTTCTCCATACTGTCCTGCATTTAATACTTTCAAAAGAGTACTCGCTTGTAAGTTAGCACTACCTAAATTATAAACCCATGACACCATTGCATCAAATTGGTTTTGGTTTAAGCCTACTGTGACTAATTTATTTATATAACTTTCATACTCTACTAATTCTTCTACTAGCATATTATGAGCGTCTTCGTCAGTTATTTGCATACCTGGCTCAACACCTTTTGTGTGTCCATAGCCTATTGTCCAAACACCAGCTGGGCATTTGTAGGCGTATAACTCGCACCCT